GGGGTAGAGCGGACTGCTGGCGTTGTAGGCGTCGTACCGCCCATCCTCATTACGTAGGCTCGCCGTGAACTCGCCCATCATCATCGGCTCGAAGCCCTTGCCGTCGCTGCGGATCACGTATTCCCGTCCTCTGCGCATCGTCAGGGCGTACATCCCTCCGGCCTCGTTCTGGCCGTCGAAGAGCTGGTCGGCGTCCCAATCAATTTCCAGGATCCAGCCGAGCGTGTCTGAAGCCGGGGTGGGCCCATACTTGGTTCCGTCGCCGTACTTTGTTCCGTCGCTGTACCTGGCCATGCTAACTAACTCCCATCGCCTGCCGCACCCGTCGCTCGATGATGGGTCCGATCACCGTCTCGGCCTCGTACTCGTCCGCAAGGCTCATCATCGGCGAATACTGGAAGGGCACCACCACCGTCACCCGTTCGCTGGCCGCGCCGCCCACTTGGAGCACCGCGCTCTGGTTGCTGGCTCTCATCATTCCATCCAGGCCGCTCATCACCGGCATCTCCCCCGGCAGGACGCTCAGCCGCGTGCTGAAACGCGGTAACTCGGTCCTGTTCAGCATCGCCATCGCCTTGTCGATCCCGATCAATCCGATTTCCAGCGGCGTCGGGCTGCCGGGCGTCAACCAGGCTGGCAGTTTGAGATTGTTGATCATATCGGCCAGGTCGTTGAACCAGTCGGTGATGTTTTGGATCCAACCGCCCAGCGTCTCGAAAGCCGGGCTGAGTTTCTCGTTCAGCCATTCTCCTAGCGTTTGGATGAGTGGCAACACCGTGTTCTCCCAGAACGCCGCCAGCGCCTCGAAGATGGGCTGCAATTTATCCGCGATCCATTCGTACACGGTTTGGATGGCCGGCTGCAGCACGTTCTGCCACAGGCCGGCCAGGGCGGTGAGCGCCAGGTTGAATACTGCGCTGATGAAGTTGGCGATCGCCTGGAAGAGCGGCCAGATATAGGTCACAATGAAATTCCACACGGCCGTGATCGCCGGCAGCAGGATGTTCGTCCATATCGCAGCCAAAGCGGTCAAGACCAGCCCGAATACTGCTCCCAGGAAGTTGGCCACCGCCGAGATCAGCGGCCAGAGCGTGTTTGCTACAAAATCCCACACTGCCTGAATTGCCGGGAGCAGGTATGTAGTCCAGATGTCGGCCAGCGCCTGCACGTAAGCGATCAAATAGGCGATATAAATATTTACAAGGGTCTGGATGATCGGGAATACATTAGCCTGCACCCATGCCCAGGCCGTTTGGATCGCAGGCAGGAACACGGTTGTCCACCAGTCCGAAACTGCCTGGATCGCCAGCGGGATGTTGGTGGCCAGCCAGTCCCATACCATTTGCAGTACCGGCTGGATCTGCGCCCACACCTCCATCAACTTGTCCCTTATCCCGCCCCAGTTGTTCTTCCAGGCCGCCGCCAATAGGGCAATGATGCCGATCACCGCTGCGATAATGGCGATCAGCGGGAATGAGATCGCCCCCGCCGCCGCCGTCACCACCGGGATGATCGCCCCGATCGCCGTGACCAATGTTCCGACTACTACCAGCAGTGGACCAATGACCGCCGCAATCCCGATGATGATCAGGATCATCTTCTTGGCCGATGGCGATAAAGCGTCGAATTTCTCCATTAGGCTTGAAACAAAATTGGCCGCCTTCAGCACGTAGGGCAGCAATAAGGCCCCGATCTTCGCCCCGGCGTCTGCTAGTTGCGCCTTCACGATCCTCGTCTTGTTGGCCAGGCCTTCGCTCGTCCGGGCGAAATCGCCCTGGGCCGTCGTCGTTTGTTCCAGGACGATGGCGTAGCGTGCCTGGAGTTTTGCCGCCTCGCTCAATTCCTCGCCGTCGGCGATCAGCCCCAACTCCAGCGCCTTCGCCTGCACGGCCGCCTCTGAAAGTACCACCCCGTATTTTCGCAGCGGTTCCACCTGGCCCACCAGCCCCGATTGCATCGCCGCCAGCACGTCGGCCGGGTTGGCGTTGTTGAATGATGCCAGGTCTGCCGCCAGGTTGACCAGACTCATACTCATCTCGGCCGCTGGCGCTTGCCCCAGTCCCATCGTCACGAACAGGTTCCCGTATGTGGCGGCTGCCGCCAGCGCCTGGTCCTGGCTCTGCCCCAGCGCAGTCGCCGACGTGCTGCTCCAATCCAGCACGGCCTGCGCCATGTCCCCGAAAACGACCTCCGCCTTGTTCTTGGTCTCTTCCAGGTCGCTGGCGTAATTGACCGCCGCCACCCCTCCGGCAATGATCGGCAGCGTCACGAACGTCGTCAACTTGGTGCCCATCCCGACCATCGCCGCGCCTATTTCCTGCATCAGCCCGCCGATGATTACTGCGCTGGCGCGCGCTTTGCTCTCCGCTCGATCCATCGAGTCGGTGAAATTGGAGACATCTCCCGTGAGCTTTACTGCCAGCGTCGCAATCGTTGTCATCGTTCCTCATCCTGTCCCCTTGGCTCCCTTTCTCCATCCGGCGCTTTCCCGGATGGGGAAAGGGCGGGGGGATAGGGGCGGGGGAATGTCGCCTGTAGGGGCGCAATATATTGCGCCCGACGCGACAGGGGGCAGGGGGCTTTCTCTCCCTTCCCCTAAATCGTGTTCTCCGACAGCGTCCCCTTTGGGGATTTGGGGGAAGGGCCGGGGCTGGGGGCCTTCGCCAATGCCATGAAATACGCCTCCACCTTCGCCGCCACGTCCTCCGGCTCAGGTGCCGGTTTCTCGTACCCGGGAATGAAATCAGTCGGCTCGAACGGCTCGTGCTTTTTGGGGTCTATCGCCGAGTTCACCACCGCCGCCGTAACGGTCCCGGTTTGCAGCCAATCCTGGCCGAAAGGCTCCAGGCTGGCGTAGGCGACCCATTCCGCGAACGCCTGCCCGCTGATGCTTTCCAGCATGGCGTCCACGTCGGCCCATCCCAGGGCCAGCGCCAGCCGGTGGGCAAAGCGCCGCCCTGGGTTATGCGTTAGTTTTTTTGGGCCTGCTCTTCTGCCTCTTCGCCCAGGCCGGAGAGCCGCATCGCCGTCTCGGAGAGCCGCTTTAGCACCGCCGCGCTCTTGCCGCCCAGCGCCTCGATGTCGGCCTTGCTGAATACCGGCCTGAATTCGGTATCCACGATCGTCATGGACAGCAGTTCCGCCATGAAATTGTCCGGGATGCTCACCGTCTTCACCTGGCCGCGGCTGTCCGTGCTCACCATCTTGGCGCTGAACTCGGTGGCCGCCTTCCCGGTCAGCCCGGCGATCCGCACCGTCCCATTCCATTCAGGGACCTTCACGTCCTCGAACGGCAGGTCCTTGGCTTGCAGGATCGCCTCTCGCGTCAACAATGTTTTGTCCATGTTATTCTCGCTCTCTCACTCCCTTCCCCCTGAATGCTGCTCTTGCATTCGGGGGAAGGGTCGGGGATGGGGGGGTGGGGAATGTCGCCTGTAGGGGCGCAATATATTGCGCCCTTGCGACAGGGGGGTTAGGGCCGGGGCCTACGCCACCTCCACCGTACCGCTGATCTTCAACTTGATCTCGGCCTGTAGGAGACCCTTCACCGGCTGCAGCGGCTTGAAACCTGTCACCAGGGCTGAAAAAGAGAAGGTCTTGGCCGTATTCGGCAGCACGATCTTGAAGTTCTTCTTCACCCGGTTCAGGATGGAATACAGCAGGCCGGTCGTCTCGTCGTGCGTCGCATCGGTTGGCTGCCAGTTGATTTTGAAGGACGGCTCGCCGCCTGAAAGCAGCGTACCCACCGTCTCCTCCCAGCCGCCGCTGTCGTGGCTGGTGGCGTCTTCGGTCGCCAGCGAGATCTCGGGCGCTTCCAGGTCGCCCACTTCGGCGATCGTCGTAAAAACTTCCGGGGTTGCCCCGTCTCCGAGTTTGAGAAGGGTCCCATAAGCAGGGGTTGCATTCGTCGTCATATCTCATCTCCTTATTTTCTTTATTCTCTCCCCCCATTTTTTCTCTTGAAATTGGGGGGATGTCGGCGTACTCGCCGACAGGGGGGTCGCAGGGGGATGGGGTTCGTAGGGGCGCAATATATTGCGCCCATCCTACAGCGCAATCACCCCAAACTTGATCGCCGCGTTCGAGCCTTCCAGGTACACATACCCATCGCTCTGCCGCCAGCCGTCGTTCTTGATCAAGAAATGGCCGATCTCGCCTGCCGCCAGGCTGTAGGTGGTGATGTCGCCGGTCCTGTTCTTGTCATCCGCCGCGCTCGTCAATGTGAAAGTATAGGGATTGGCCGCGTCGCTGTTCTCGACGATCAGCAGGTCATACCCGCTGGACTCGAATTGGTTCTTGTTGGCCACGTCGGCCGCCGTCATCGTCACATCCAGCGAATTGGCCGCTGGTTGCAGGGTCGGCCATGGCCCCGCCACTGTGGTCTTGGTAAGGGTTGTTCTTGCCATCTAAGCCTCCTTGGGTGTCTCAGGATATGCCTCCGGCTCGATTGCCGCCGGGGCTTCCGCCTCTTGCTCGATCAGCGCATCCAGCGCCTTCTCGGACGAATGGGCGCTCAACGAATGCTCGAGCATCGCCTGTTCGTCCTCGAGCACGTCGAACTCGCACAGGTTGCATTGGTAGCGGGTCTTCCCGCTCCATGTGCCGGTCGAATATTCGCCGCCCGGCGTTCCTTTTCTTTTTATTTCTTCCTTTCCCCTTTTTTCTTTATCCTTCCTTTTTTCCATATTTAACCTCCATGCCAAGAGACCAGGTCAAGGGTCTCCCGAAATAGACCCGTATCCGGGTCGTCTCCAGATTGCCGGTTCTCCACGAACGAGACCGCCTCCCGCCCGTTCATGTTCTTCCTTCCTTCCGTGGCCTCCTGGAGTTCATTGGCAAGCTGCTGTGCCTCCAGCAGCGTTTCGGACCAGAATGTAAATTGCAGTCGTATGCTATCCATCCCGCTGTTCCCTTGTTGCGAATATCCCGGCGCCTGGCTGATTTTCTGGTAGACCATTGCAGGTACTGTTGGAGTTTGCGGCAACCGCAGCGGATGGATGCGGTCGTTGATGAGTAATGTAATCCCGTTACAGCCTTTCAAATAGGCGATAATGTCAACTTCCAGCATGGCTTGCCTCTTTGATGGCTTTTGCCAGCGCAGCCTGCGTCGCCTCTGCCACCTTGTCCTGATGTTGATCTGCTGCCGGTCGCATGAAGGGTCTGGCGGCCATGCGGCTGGTTCCGAACTCGAGCGGTGGGGCATAGACCTGGTTGGTCGCCACTTGCCCCTCCGCCTTGGTCGGTGTGGCCTCGGTCAGTTCAGTATTGATGCTGTTCAATAGCGCGCCCGTGTCAATGGCCGGCGCTTCTCCCGGGGCGGAAGCCTGGTGCTTCCCGTACATGCGTCCGCTCTTCTGTTCGCCCATGCTTTCCTTAA